TCTTTCAATGAAGCAGTCAAACTTTCAATAAGTGGTTGCATAACCAATATCTGAAATATTGTACTAGCAATTTGTGATGCCACATCTTTAAATATACTTTTCATAGCATCTTTGAAGTTTTCACCTTTAACAACTGCATCACCAAAGGCATCTGATATAGATTTACCTGCATCTTCAAATGCTTCGTTCAATTCTTCTACTATTTCTTTTAGTTGTGCTTGTGTAACAATAACTGTTTTTGCTACTTGGTTTTGTTCTTTCTGTGCAAGATTAAATTGTTCTACTAATTTTTGCCTTTTTTGTTCAGCAAGGAAAAGTTCTCCTATGTTATCTGCTGTTTTAGTGATTACTTTTTCTGTTTCACCAAACCTTTTTTTCATAACTTCCATAGCATCGTTGTATTCTTTTACGAATGCAACTAATGCAGTAAAGGCTAAAAATCCTTTTGAAGTTATAATTTTATACAATAAAGAGCCTGTTAAAAATATTCCTAATGCTGTGGTAACATCTTTTATTGTTTCAAAATTTTCTACAATTCCTCTTGTTAGATTAGCTAAAGACTTTCCTACATCCTCTCCAAACTTTTCTATCTGCTCTTGGCTATCTTGCAAAGCATTGTTTGCATCGTTCAATTGGTTCTTTAATTCTTCGTTAAATTCTGATGCTACTGCTTTTCTAAATACTAAAAGTTTATCTTGTAGCATTGATAATGTACCTGTTAAGGTTTTAGCTAGTTCTGCTGTTGCATTACCAAACTTTCCACCTCTACCAAATACTCTTTCAAATGCTTTTTCTGTCTCAGCTAACGATACCTCTGCACCTGCTGAGAAACCGAGCATTGCCTTAACACCCCTTTCACGAAAGAGGTCTGCTGAAGATATACCACTACTTAGACTTCTTTGAATCTGTTCAGCAGTTGTTTTGAAGTCTAAACCTGTAACTGATGCAACATTACCTGTAAGTTCTAAATTCTTTGCTAATTCTTCTGCATCTTCAGATACGATTGCTAAGTTAGCTGATGCACTTTGTATTTCTTCTAATTGGAATGGTACACGACCTGCAAAATCTAAAAGAACTTTAAATGCTTTTGCACCTTCTTCAGCACTACCAAATAGAGCATTTAATCGAACTGTTAAATCTTCTATTTGCCTTCCGACATCTATAACTTTTTTTAATTGAATGCCACCAAATGCTGTAGCAAATAAACCACCGAATGTTAATACCTTACCACCGACATTATCAAGAGTTTTACCAAACTTTTGAAATCCTGTAGACATCTTGCTAGATGATTTCTTGACTTCATTGTTTGCTTTATTCAGACCTCGTTTTAGGTCAGATAAATCAGCTTCAATTTTTACTAATAACTTATCTAATTCCATGTTTAGTTGTCAGGGTACATTTCCTTTAATCGTTCCAAATCAGATTTGTCCATAGGCTCTGATTTGTTACCATTATATTCTTTGAAGCCATTAATAGCTAGAGTGATTTCTTTAATTGACATATCCCACACCTGATTAGGTGGTAGGTGCATCATACCTATGAGTATTTCGAGCCACCTTTCTATAGGTAGCTCGTAATTATCTTTTAAGGATTGCTTTTTTTTTCTGTATTATCAGGGTCTACATTAAGTGCTAATGTAAGAAGTTCACCTGTCAATTTAATTGATTCTACTAAGCCAACTTCAGATACAAGTCCTTTTACATCATTCTCATTAATGTCATTCCCACCTGCTCTGATTGACAAGGTAAGGATGTTTATAATCTCTAAAAGAGTAATATCTGCTGTTGCTAACTTGTTACCAACTTTAAGAATAGAGCATCCAAGTGCTTCTTCTATTCTTATTATTGTGTCTAAAGACATACGAGCCTTGTATGTCTTGTCTTTAAAATTAAGTATCTTTTCTGCTTTTATCGGATTTGTAGACATCATTCTTCTCCTTTTTAACTGTCATCAATATGGTTTCATCTCTACCACCAACATTTGTGGCACTAGAGATTGCCCATTTATCATTACCTATTTTAATAACACCTAAGTTATCCCAACCATCGAAGAATGGCAGTTCAACTTCTGATTGGTCAGAACCTAGATTAACTTTCCCATTAACCTTTTTCTTATCAAGTGTTATTTCTTTATCTATCCACATATTAGACTGTTGCTATAGTTATTGTACCTGCTGATTCAAATGTCATTGAATACTGTACTGAATCATTGTATGTACCACTATACTCAATAGATGTTACTTGGAATGCTCCTGTAAATGTATTGTAGTCAGGTACAAGGAATTGATAGTTCTTATTTGTACTAGCATCAAAGTTAGTCAATATTGTTTGTTCTGAAGCTGAATCTGTAAAGATACCACTTCCTGAAATTGTAAATGATTTAATTCCACCTTGTGCAAGTAATGTTCTTACTCTTGCTGAATCTTTGTTTGTTACATCAACAGTTTCTTGATTGATACTGATAGATGTGTCTCTAAGACCTGCTACTGTTGTAAAAGTCTCAGGAGACCCTGCATTTCCTGCTTTGACAAGTAATGCACTTCCTTTTTGTACTGCCATTTTATTACCTCTTAATTATCGTAAATTGTAAAATTAATATTAATTATACCATGTCTAGTGATTCCATCTGCTTCTACTATTGTAGTTGAGCTACTAACAAAGCTCATAACAGAGTCTGCACCTGACACACTGATTGTAACATTATTCAATAATATGTAAATTCTTTCCATAACTTCCTTAATTTCTTTTTGTCCTCTGTATTGAGACCAAACATCTATATCTACATTGTATAAATTACCATCTAGGGTTTTAGTTCCTATATCTGTAGTTATTTCTGTGCCAATAAGAACATAAGGATATGCTGTATCTTGTGGTGCTACAGAATCAAATATTTTATTGTTACCTACCAATCCATCTAGTGTGCTATCACCTGATAACAAAGAATATAGTGCTGATTGTAAATCGAATGAATGATATCCCATTATTTCACCATAATAGTTTTAGCTATTTTATTAGCATATATTCTAGTTTTATTAAATGCTTTAGATTCTTTACTCATAAATGGTCTGTTATAGACTAATTCTAAATACTGAGAATATTCTACATTAGTAGAAACCTTTGCTGTTGGTGTTTTACCAAATGCAGTTGCAGGTCTCATGGTAATGCTACTTACTAATCTTCCTGTATCTATTGCAGGTGGATTACCTTCTGATGATGCAACATGTTTCTTGCCACCTTTTTTGGTATAAGTATTACCTGTTTTAGGAGTATTTCTCATGTCTTTCATGACTTCATTCCTAAAATAATTTGCTACTCTATTAACATGCCTTACTGCATTTCTTGTAATCAATTGTTCTGCTTCTTTCGTTGCTTTTGGAATCGTATTACTTATTCTTACAGATATCATGTAGCTACTCCTTCAGTTGCTAATATTTCTTGAAACTTATTTCTGCCTTCATCTATGTCTTTGACATGAGTTATATTAAATGTTTTTGAGTTGTAAGATATTCTGTTCTTATCTGTGACTGATGAATTGTATCTGATAGTAAATTTATAACTTGCTGTACCTCTTAGTTGGTCTCCAAAGATTCCTTCTCCACCACTAAGATTTTCAACTCTTGCCCAAACAGTAGATAGTGTTGAAAAGCTAGATGACTGTCCACCACCTGCATCTGTTGAGCCACCAAGTGTCTGAATGACTATTCTATTTCTCATCTCTCCTATAAGAGACATTAGACCATACCACCATAATGAGCTGTGCCACGATATGGATTAGTTCCAAACTGTCTAACAATGTATGGTTGTAGTAATTGTGTTGCTTGATAAGGAGCTGATAATCTTTCTGTGCCATCACCTCTGTGTTCAAATAACCAAGCTGTGTAAATTAGACAAGCATGTTTGATGTCTTGTGGTACATCATTTACACCACCATATCCTGCTACATAAGTAATCTCTAGTGCATTAGCCACTCTTAATCCTGTTGGATAACTCTCACCATTTCTTAAAACAAATCTTGCAGGTACACCTGATGAATCTAAATAATATTTGCTTGATGTAAAAGTGCTTTCTGTATCTGCATCATCATAGTATTTAACATGTGTTATAGATGCTACAGGTGATTGTGGTAATAAAATACTTCTTCTTGTTATGTCTTGGTCTATACCAACATAATTACCTTCTCTGACAGGTATGTCTGTATCGTAAACAGAATCGATAGACATCTTCAAGGTCTGTGTTGTTAAACTTCTATTGGTATATCTTTTAGCCCAATTATGAGATGCAATAACAAGATTACCTATGACTGTATCATCATCACTACCATCTACTCTTAACCAATTCTTGACCTCTGCTGAAGTGATT